AATGTAGATACAGTAGAAATAACAGGTATATCAATTGTTAAATCAGAGCCGAGAGTGTTCTTTGCAGACTTGGATGGTAGACGATTAGAATTAACAAGTTTTGATTTACAATCACAATCAAAGTTTCAGATTGCATGTTTAGAACAACAAAATTTTATGCCACCAAAGATTAAAGAAGGCGATTGGCAAATTCTAATTAATGGGTTATTGGCAGAGGCAAATGAAATAGAAGTGCCAGAAGAACTTACATACAAAGGACATTTTACTCAACTGCTTGAATCTTTTTGTTATGGCAGAGTACAAGCACAATCAGCAGAAGAATTATTAATCGGTAAACCATGGATCATGGATGGATTTGTATATTTTAAAATAGATTCTTTTATAGAATTTTTAAGACAAAAAGGATTTACACATTATTCAAAAGGTCAAATACAAGAAAGAATAAAAGAAATAAATAACGGGGAGAAATGTAGCGAGGCTAAAAGGTTTAAAACAACAGATGGAAAATTTAAATCTGTCCGTGTTTGGTGGGTTCCAGAAGTCAAAGAAGAAGTTGAAATACCAAAGGTAGAGTTTGAAGAGGAGCCACCATTTTGATAGAAGTTATCGTATCTTTTTGTATCGTTTTAGTAGAAGAGGCAAGACACAAGGGTGGAGAGTCTATTTGTAACTTTTATAACCCTGGTGTTGTGTTTGAAAGCAGAGATCAGTGCATTAAAGATAAAAAATTAATAGAAGATTATGTTGTAGAAGAATTCTGGAAAATACGTCCAGAGGCAGTAAGAATATTTGCGAAAGGAGTGTGCACAAATGGTAAACGAACGGGAAGAACCAATGGCAGAGACAGAAAATGAAATTGCAATATATGGACCACCTGGCACGGGCAAAACAACTAAACTCTTAAATATTATGGAAGAGGCTATTGCAGAAGGAGTTAGACCAGAGAGAATCGCTTTTTTATCTTTTACAAGAAAAGCTGCACAAGAGGCTATTGATAGAGCATGTGAAAAATTTAATTTAGATGAGAAGAACTTCCCACATTTTAGAACACTACATTCACTTGCATTTAGGTGGGTAGGGTTTAATAAAGAGGATGTTATGAAGGCTGCCGATATGAGATTCATCGGTAAAAAACTTGGTATTCTTTTTAAAAAAGAAGAGGGTGTCAATATAGAAGACGGAGATTTATTTACACCTGGATCAAGTAATGGAGATAAATATTTTCACATTATGAGTATGTCTAGACTTAAAGGAACAGAACTTATGAAAGAGTTTGATGAGTTTAATGACATGAGTTTGTACCGAGACTACATGCCAAATGTTGCACATACTTATCTAGACTATAAAGAAAAGCATTTAAAAGTAGATTTTACAGATATGCTTTTACAATTTTTAGAACAAAAAACAGGTCCAGACTTAGATATATTAATCATCGATGAAGCACAAGACTTGTTGCCAATACAATGGAGAATGGTCAAGGAATGTTTGTTACCTAATTCTAAAAAAGCATATTATGCTGGAGACGATGATCAATGTATTTTTAATTGGACGGGAGCAAATGTCCATGATTTTTTAAACTCTACACAAAAATCAATTGTTCTTGATCAATCATATAGACTTCCTCATTCAGTTTATAGTGTAGCGAAATCAATCATACAAAAAGTTAAAGTTAGAAAACAAAAAGAATGGAAACCTAAAAAAGAAGATGGTGCTGTGCATTATTACTATGATATAATGGATGTAGATTTCAACACAGGCGAATGGTATATTCTTGCAAGAACAAATAGAATACTTTCCGAAATTTCAGACAATCTTAAACGAGAGGGATATCTCTTCTGGAGAGAAGGGAAAGGTTGGTCTGTGTCTGAAGATAACATCAACAGTATACAAATATGGTTACAAATATGCAAAGGTCAAAGTTTAACAGTTTCACAATGGGTTACTTTCATGAAGAAGGTAAAGAAAGGTTTTATTGGTCATGGTGGCAAAAGAAAAATAGAACAACTCGACCCAGAAAAAACATACTCGTTAGACGATTTATTCAAAACAGATTTAGGACTCCTCTTGAATCTAAACGAAAAAATGAATTGGTACGAGATATTAAACATATCGGAGAAGGACAGAATCTACATAACCTCGGCACGGAGACGGGGGGAGTTCATACTGACGAAGAAACCGAGGATTCGGATATCAACGATTCACAAAGCCAAAGGTGGAGAGGCGGATAACGTAGCTTTAGTTCTTGATTGTCCTAAAATAATAAAGGATAAAGGAGATACGGATAGTGAGCATAGAGTTTTCTATGTAGGAGCAACTCGTGCTCGTAAAACTTTACACATAATAGAACCAAAAGATGAGAATGGATATAAAATATGAAAAAAGACAGAGACTATTTTTTAGCAGAAGCTCAAAAATTAATTAAAGGTCCCAGAGCAAAAGATTATGGACCAGTAAAAAAGAATCATCAGAGAATAGCAGATATATGGACTATTCTTTTAGATAAAAAACTAAAAGAGCCAATCACACCAGAGGAAGTTGTTGCTTGTATGGTAGGGGTTAAAACTGCTAGATTAGCCGAAGACATTAGTAAAGATGATTCTTGGATAGATATTATAGGGTATGCCGCTCTTGGAGGCGAAATAATTAATGACAAATAAACAATATCATTTCATTGATCAAGATATAAAAGATTTATCTTGGGGTAATATAGACTTTGATTGGTCACCACCAAGTGATTTTCCAGACTTGACAAAAGCATCAAGGATAGCTGTTGACTTAGAGACAAGAGATCCAAATCTACTAAAACTAGGGCCTGGATGGTGTAGAAAAGACGGATGCATTATAGGTATTGCTGTGGCTGCAGGTGATTTTCAAGGCTATTATCCTATAAGACATTCTGCTGGAAATATAGATTCAAGGATGGTATTGAATTGGTTTAAAGATCAGATGAATACTCCTCATATTCCTAAAGTATTTCATAATGCAGTTTATGATTTAGGTTGGCTTAGAGCAGAAGGTATTGAAGTCAAAGGTAAGATACTTGATACCATGATTATGGCTCCTTTGATTAATGAGAACAGAAGGTTCTATAACTTAAATAGTTTAGTATCGGACTATTTACAAGAGTTTAAGAGTGAAAAAACTTTGAGAGCTGCTGCAAGTGAGTTTGGTGTAGATCCAAAGTCAGAAATGTATAAATTACCCGCTAAATATGTGGGAGCATATGCAGAACAAGACGCTGCAGTCACGTTAAGATTGTATGATCATTTACTTCCTATTCTAGAAAAAGAAGAATGCACAAGTATATTTGAATTAGAATCTTCTTTGTTACCTGTCATTCTAGATATGAAAACAAAGGGTGTAAGAGTTGATTTAGATCAAGCAGAAAAAATTAAAAAACAACTGACTTCCCAGGAAAAGAAGTTACTTAATGAGATACTCAAAGAAACTGGTGTTGCGATTGAACCTTGGGTCAGCACATCGATAGCAAAGGTCTTTGACTTTTTTGGACTTGATTATTCTCGCACAGAAAAGATTGGGTCTCCCTCTTTCACAAAACAATTTCTTTCTCATCATTCTCATCCAATAGCGAAAAAGATTGTTAAGATAAGAGAACTTAATAAAGCGAATACTACGTTTGTTGAAACAATTTTGAATCATGCTCATAATGGTCGTATACATTGTGATTTTCATCCTCTCCGTACTGACGATGGTGGAACTGTAACTGGTCGTTTTAGTTCTAGTAATCCTAATCTACAACAAATACCATCTAGAGACTTAGATATCAAGAAAGCAATTAGGGGATTGTTTGTTCCAGAGGAAGGATGTAAATGGGGATCATTTGACTATGCATCTCAAGAACCAAGATGGTTGGCTCATTATTGTGCCAATGCTGGAGATAGTTACAGACATCCTTTGATTGATGATGTGGTAACCATGTATAAGGAAGGTAAAGCAGACTTTCATCAAATGGTTGCAGATATGGCAAACATTTCTCGTAAAGAAGCGAAGACGGTTAATCTTGGAATCATGTATGGTATGGGTCGTAAAAAATTAGCAGATACACTTGCTATTACAGAAGATGAAGCCATTGAACTACTAGCGACATACAATGAAAAAGTTCCTTTTGTAAAAGATCTAGCGACAAGAGTATCAAACTTCGCTCAACAAAAAGGAATTATAAGAACTCATTTGGGTAGAAAATGTCGCTTTGATTTGTACGAACCAAGAGGATTCAGTGCCAAGAGACCTTTACCTTTAAAAGATGCAGTAAAAGAATATCAAAATGTTCAAAGAGCCTATACATATAAAGCTTTGAATAGATTGATCCAAGGGTCAAGTGCAGACCAAACCAAAAAGGCAATGGTCGATTGTTATGCAGCAGGTTTATGTCCGATGTTAACAGTGCATGATGAATTATGTTTCAACATTCAAAATGAAGAAGAAGTTGAAAAAATAAAAGACATCATGATGAACTGCGTACCAGACTTAAAAGTTCCTTTTGATGTTGACGTAGAACTCGTCAACAATTGGGGAGAAGTTGGTTAAGTAGTTACCTTGTATACTTGAGCCATTTCTTCAAGCATATCCATCTTACTTTTTTCTTTAGGCTTTTCATTTTCAAAACAATCATAAGCATGTGATAAAATATTTGATCTATCAAGACCAATATCTTTCAATGCTAAGTCATCTAATGATCTCAGAGCTTGTGCTGTTCTAGCAATTTTAATTTTGTAAAATAATTTTTCTAACATGTTAATAATCCTTTCTATTTATATATAGATTGTTTCCTA